CACGAGAAGAGGCTAGAATTGCAGACGAAGGTTTTAAAATTCAACTACGTGCAATTCAAACAAATACCGAACTAATACTTGCTACTGAACGACTAACTGCAACAATTAATGAATCAAATGCAAAAACTGGTTTAGCAGAAGCTGTAAAAGAAGGCAAAAGTCCAGATACTATTGCAAGATTACAAAGTGGTGTAGATGCAGCTGCTGCAGTTAAAGAAATTTTAGGTACTGAAGGTGAAAGCACTAATATAACTACTAAAAATATTGATAGTTTAGTTACAAAAGTACTTGGAGAAAGTGCTAATAAACTTACAGTTGCATTAACAAAGAGTCAATTACTAGCTATAGTAAATAAAACTGCTGCCCAAGAAGCCAGTAAGATTAAAGTAGAAAGCGAGCAAAAAGCAGCTGCTATTACTGGTCAACGTGCAATTGAAGCAGGTAAAGTAGAGGATAAACAAAAAGCACTTAGCCTTGAACAAAATATTAATCAGGTTTTACAAACAAGATTAGGTTTACAAGGTCTTTCAGCAGGTTTTATGAGCGATGAGTATTTAGCACAACAAAATACTTATGAATACATTACGCAAGCTAATAAAATAAAAACTGAAATTTTATCAACAGATTTAGCAATTAAAAATGCTGCTACTGCACAAGAACGCGAAATTCAAAAACAATATAAAACTCTTATATTACAGCGTCAGGTAGAAGAGGATACTAACTTAAAAATACAACAAGACATTAGAAAAATAAATAATGAATATGCCAAACAAAACAATTTGCGCGAATATTTTGTTAAACTACAGGATTTAGCAAATCAAGCACAAACTCAAGCCATTCAATTTAATAATGATCTATTAGCACTATACGATAAAATTGGTGTAAGTGGTGGCGAAATAGCAACAAATTTACGTAATCAATTACGTTTAGAACAAGATATTTTAACCACAAATACTGCCAAACAAACCGCACAAAATGAGTATAACCGAGAATATACAAAAATTCAACAACAAATTGATACTGCACTAGCAGCTAATAAAGACGCTAATGTTGATCTATATAAAACTGAACAAAGTAGGTTAGCCACATTACGAGATCAAAAGCTTGGTTTGGCAGATCAAACTCTAGAAAATAAAAATCAATTGCGCGTAGTAGATGATTTAATAGCGCGTAATGAAGCAGCTACAAAATTAGAACAAAAACGTGTACAGAATCTACAGGCTATATTAAGTTTGCAAAATGAACTAAATGCCTTACAAGATACTGGCCTAGAATACTTATCTAAGAAAACAATACTTGATCGCCAAATAAGTGAACGAGCAATATTTGACTTAGATACGGCAAGTCAACGAGCACAAGCAGAAAGAAAACTTGCAGAAGTAACACAAGCACAAACATCTGCACAAGAACAATTTAATAGACAAAAACAAATTGCTGAAAGTATGGGTGGCGAAACTAGTGGTCAACAAGTACAAGACTATGTGCGAGCAAGCGAACAATTAACTGCTGCAAACGAAGCTTTAGAACTTGGCAAACAAGAAAATGCAAGTACAATAACAAGAATAACTTTAAACGAAAAATTATTTGGTATTAAACAACAAATATTTATTATAGACAATGAATATAAACGAATAACTGCTGAAAAAGAACGTGCTTATAGATTAGACTCAGTTATATTAGATACTGCTGAGCAACAACTAAGAATAGATAAAGAAAAATTTGACTTAGATAAACAACGCGGTATTATTACTGGACAACAGGCTCGTGATTTTGACAAGTTTGCTGCACAAGCAGAATCACAAAATAAATATCAACGTGATAAAATAAACTTAGATAAAGAAGAATCCGCTGTATTAGATAAATTGCGGCGAGATGAGCAGGCAAGACTTGCTGCTGGTGGTAGCCAGGATGAAGAAGGCTTTACTTTAACCATGAATAATGAAAGAGCAATTTTTGCTGCAAAACGTAAAAATCTTACACTTGACAAAGAAGCTAGAGATGCACAGATTAATGCTACTTTTGAATTAAGTGATCGCCAACAAGCTTACCTAGATGTATTTAAGGGTACGTTTGATAAGATGAGTGATGTTATCGTAGACTTTGTAAAAACAGGCAAGCTAAACCACAAGCAATTAATAGATTCAATGCTAGAAGGCCTATTGCGCTATGAATTGGAACAACAAAAGATAGCATTATATGCTGCAGCACGACCTGGATTAGTTAGTGGATTAAAAGCAGCTGGAAGCTTTTTAGGATTTGGTAGTAACCCAACTCAACAAATTAATGATTATGGTGTACAAGGATTTGGTTCCTCATATGCCAAAGGCGGAGCATTTGATCAAGGCTATCCAGTACACAAGTTTGCTATGGGCGGCGCATTTAGTAATAGTGTAGTAAATAGCCCAACACTGTTTAAATTTGCACAAGGCACAGGCATGATGGGCGAAGCAGGACCCGAAGCCATTATGCCCCTAAAACGCAGCCAAAATGGTAGTTTAGGAGTTCAATCACAGCCTAGTAATGTTAATGTTGTAGTTAATAATCACACAGGTCAGCCAGCAAAAACCAATGAAAGTATTGATAGTCGTGGTAATCGCACTATTGAAGTAATAGTGGGTGATGTAGTTGCACAACAAATTGCAACTAAAGGCAGCCCTGTACAACAATCTATGGCCAGTACATATGGTAATAGACCCGCACTTGCTAGGAGATAATCGATGAGTTATCAATGGCCTACTGCCTATAATTTTCCTCAATCACCTCAAAAGGGTTTTACTGAGTCTGTGGGGGTTAACGTGTTACGTTCCCCCATGGACGTAGGCCCGGCTAAAATGCGTAGGCGTGGTGCTAGACCCAGCGTACTTAATGTTCAATTTATACTTACTAGTCAACAAGCCGGTGTTTTAAAAGACTTTATTAACGATGATCTTAAAGGCACCCGTCGCTTTAATTTCTTGCATCCACGTACTAATACTACAGTAGAGGTTAGAATTGTGCCACAAGGTGACGGCGAGTTTTTTAAATTAACTTACATAGCGCCAGGCTATTGGCAAACAGATTTAGTATTTGAAGTATTACCATGAGCAGATTAAGTACACTTAGTGCAACAGCTATTCGCGCAATGTTTTCATCAGAAACAGAACAAGCAGTTGTTATGTTGCTGACAATTTATTCACTTGATGGCACCTCAGTAGTTATACGCTTAGCAGATAATTTTAATAAACGCATTAGTGAAACTGATACCGAAATTGTATATGGAGTACGTAGTCGTGGAAACGATTACGTATTTTTGCCTATGGAAATCTCACTTCCAAGTGAAGGAGATGATGGTAGTAGTAATTGTAGTATTAGATTTAATTTTGTTACTCCAGAAGCTATACAAATTATTCGTGAACAACTAACAGGTCCAGTTAAAATTTTACTAGAACTAGTACTCACAGACGGTACTAGTAGTGATCTTAATACTGTAGAAGCTACTTTTTCTGGATTTTATATTACCAGTGCTAGTTATAATGCTGAAAGCATTACATTAAATTTAGGTATGATTAATTATAATACAGAACCATTTCCTGCTTATAACTTTACACCCAGAAATTTTCCAGGATTATTTTAATGTGGTATAATAAATATATTGGACTACCCTACAAGGACAATGGCAGAACTACAGCTGGAATTGACTGCTGGGGATTAGCTTGTCTAGTATATCGTGAACATTTTGATATTGAGCTACCCACTTTAGATCAACACTATGTGGGTAGTGAAGATTTAACTATTAAAAACTTGGTTACTACAACCAAAGAATCTTGGATTTTAACTAGTAATCCTAAACCTGGCGATATTTGTGTATTTAATATCTTAGGTGAACCTATACACGTAGGTATTTATATTGGAGATCAAAAGTTTTTACATGCACGCGCTGGTCAGGATAGTGTTATTGAGTCATTGGATAGCGTCAAGTGGAATCGTAGACTAGAAGGTGTTTACGAATACGATCCTGGTAAAATTCAGTTAACTGGTACACCACATCCACTACAGTTACAAAATGTAATTACTGATTGGACTCAAGCAGGTACTAGCATATACGAACTTACAAAGTATATTCAGGAAAAGTATAAGATAAGTAGTAGATTACTAGAACGAATAGTAATTTTAGTAGATGGTGTCCCCATTCCACAACAAGATTGGCAAACTACTAAGTTATTGCCAGGGCAAACTGTTGCTTATAGAATTGTAGCTACTGGTGGTAGTAGTGGTAGAATGCTATTAATGTTAGCTGTAGTCATTGCTGTTAGTATTTATGCACCAGAAATTGGATTAAATTTAGCACAAGCAGAAGTAGCAGGACCTGCTACTGCAGGAGCTATTAAAGCCTGGACTGTAGCTGCTAGTATTGGTCTTAATATGGCTGGTATGGCATTAATAAATGCTATTGCTCCTATTAAACAACCTAAAATGGAAACACCTGGTGCAAGTTTAAATTTATTTAATGGCAGCAGTAATCAAATAAATCGTTTTGGCGCCATACCGGTTGTTTTAGGAAAAGTGCGTATGGTTGCTGTGCATGGTGCTACGCCCTATATAGAAAGTTTAACAGATACTAGTGTTATTAGCATGGCATTAATCTGGGGATTTGGTCCATTAGATATTACAGATATTCAAATAGGGTTAATACCTATTGATCAATTTTATGGAGTTAATCTTAGCGGTGCAACTGATCAAGTTATACCAAAAATATTGTATGGTTATGCAAACGAGGATACTACAGCATTTGATCAGTTATATGGTCAAGATGTAACACAGCAAATTGTTAATACGGATTTGGTAAATGACTACTATTTAGGTGCAAAATCAACTAATCCACCTATAACTGCAAGTAATCCTACATATGCAACTCCAGAAGATACAAGAATATCACCTGCTCAAATAACTGGTGGAGCTTGGAAAGAAGTTGCATTAACTGATACATGCACTAGAATTGAATTGGCATTTAATTTTCCACAAGGTTTACGTAGTTTAAAAGCGCCCAGTGAAAATCAACCAGCAATAGCAATGATAGAGGTACAGTATAAACCAGTTGGTGGAGATTGGATAGATGTAGTACCTTTTACTAGTAATCAAACTACTAGCATTACTAGTAGCGGTACTAGTAGTACAGGTTGGAGTGCAACACTTCGCAGACCTGATGCTGTTACTACGACTACTACTGGTTATAGTGGCGATGTACCAGTTATTGAATATAGTACAAATCAAACTTATCAATGGTATATAATTACACTACAAAGTGGCGGAGGTATTAATGTATATAGTGGTACACCAACTTTTAGTCCATATAGTGAACCAGCTCAAGAAATTATTGATATTTACAAAAATACACAATATAACTCATTAAGCTCAACAACGACTTCTTCAGAACAATATACTAGACTTCCAATAATTCCTAGTAATCATATTGAATTATACAGAATATGCTTAAAAAGTGCATTGGGTACTGGTTCAAGTATTTTCTTTACACAAGAAGATAAACGTAATGAATCAGGTACAGTAACTGGATTAGATCTTACTAAAACAGAAGATACTACTAACGGTACTTTAAAACTTAATATTAATACTGGCAATATTAGTAATAGTGCTCAAACTGCTATTACAAGTACTGCACAACAGGAAAAATTTAGTATAAAAGAATTTGCAAGTACTAGTAGTTATAATATTATAGTTCCTGCAACTCAAAGTACTTGGTATAGTTTTTTACAAGACTATGGTCGTTGGTGTAGTTATAATGCTACAAGTATTGTAGCAGGAAAAACTTATAAAATTGCCACATTAGGTAATACTAATTGGCAAAGTATTGGTGCACCTATAGGTTCTATAGTAGGAACAGTATTTACTGCTACTGGCATAGGTACTGGTACTGGTACTGTATATACAACTATTTGTGATATTACACAAACTTGGACAGTTTCAGCCGCTAATGCAGGGGTTTATACCATATATGCTAGTGCGGATAATACTGCACAAATATATGTAGATGATAATTTGGTAATGTCTTTAAATAGTGACTCTTATAGTACTGTATTTAGCAACAGTGTACTTATTACAGCAGGAATACATACTGTTAGAATAATTGGTGAAAATACAGATATTGCTACACCTGCTGCTGTAGCTGTAAAGTTTACTATTACTCAAGACGGACAAAATAGTCCCAATGTTGCGGCTAAAACTGTTTTAACATGGGGTGCAGCTGGAACAGCATATGAAAAGAAAAAAGATGCTTTTAATGTAACCTATAGTATAAGAGATTTACCTCCAGCTTTTTATACTGTAAGAGTACGTAGATATAATTTTTCATATGGCGGCTTAGATGTAGAAGGTAGTGGCGGATTTAGTAGGTATGATAAATCTGTATTGTATAGTGTAACAGGTTATAGTAATAATGCGCCTATTACTAATCCATCTGGTTGTTATTTAGCCAGAACAGCTATTAGAATACAGAGTACTAATAAGGTAAATGGTAATGTTGACGGAATTAATGCACTAGTACAAACTCGTGGTTATGATGTGGTTTATACTAATAATGGTGCTACAAAAACATGGACTCCAAATCTGCCTATTAACAATCCTGCTAGTTTGTTTAGGTATGTACTGCAACATCCTGCTAATATGTATGCTGTAGCGGATAGCGATATTGACTTGGTGCAGCTAGCAGAGTGGCATAATTTTTGTGAAATTAAAAAGTTTACTTATAATAATGTACTTACTAGCACACAAAGTGTTATGGATACACTACGAGAAATTTGTGCAGCTGGTTTAGCAAGTCCTACTATGATAAATGGTAAGTGGTCTGTGGTTGTTGATAGGCCCCGTACATATGTAACACAACATTTTACACCACATAATAGTTGGGGATTTGAGTCCACTAAAGCATTACCAAAAATTCCAGATGCTTTTAGGGTAACTATTAATAATGAGGATAAAGCATATCAACCAGATGAGTTTTTTGTTTTTAGAGAAACTATAACTTCTAGTACTGCTAAAATATATGAACAACTTTCTCTACCAGGTGTAACTAATAAAGCCCAAGCTACTTTTTTAGCTAAATGGCACTTTGCTCAGCTAAAATTGCGACCAGAAACCTATAAACTTAATGTTGATTTTGAATATTTAGTATGTACTCGTGGTGATTTAGTCAGAGTGTCGCACGATATTCCACAATGGGGCGCCGCAAATGGTAGAATTACTAACATTATATACGGTACAAATACTACTATTACACTAAGTGAGCAGGTTTATTTAGATACTGCTAAAAGCTATTGTATTAGATTTAGAACAAATAGCGCAACGTTTTATAGTTTAGGTGTTAAAAATTTAAAAGCCAATAGCTATACTACTGGATATACTAATACTGTAGTAATTGGTGAAAATTTAACAGGTTTAGGGCTAGATGTTGATAATTTATTTATGCTTGGTGAATTGCTGGGAACTACAGCTAAAGATTCACAAGAATTAGTTGTGTTATCAATTGAACCTACCAGTAATACTAGTGCTGTATTAACCCTAACCGATTATTCATCGCAAATATATGCCGAAGATTTTCAAAACTTAGTATACGATCCACAGATTACTGGCAGTAATACTGATGTAATTGTTAATTCTATTACAGATTCTCCCACTATTCAAGAGGCTACTAGCGATAGTGCGGTTGCTGAATTAAGCTCACCAGGCGTATATACTAATATTTTAAAATTATCAATTGCACATCCCAACGGTTTGACTCAAACAGCACAAAAAGTACAGATACAATATGTTGCTGGTACAGAAAGTTTAAATAGCGATAGTATAGGTTTAAATATTACTGTAGATAAAACTGCAAGTGCGGGAGTGGAAATTCGCGGATTGGTATCAGGTCAACCCTACAAGTTTAGAGCTAGATATTTAAATAATCTAGGAACTATTCGTGGTCCCTGGTCTGATCCGCCTTTTACCGCAGTAGTTGTAGGTAAACGAACTAATAACCTAGTTCCTCCAGCTATAACAGTTGAACTAGATAATTATTGGTTAGTAATTACACCTAGTGATAGTACTGTGGCAAAAGATGATACATTTAATACTTTTGAGTACAGAGCCTATAAAAGTTCTGGAACTATCACAGATGATTTCTGGGATCTAGGAACTACTTTAAATACTATTAAATTTGTACAAAGTCGTAGCGCAAGCAGAATAGATTTACGCATTTTTGATCAACCAAGAATTTCTGAAGCCGGCATACAGTATAGAATAGCTTGTAGAGTTTTAGATACTAATAACAATTATAGTAGTACTAGTACTCTTACTAGTTTTATTTTAAAAACAATTGTAGAAGAAGATCCAGAGGATTAATATGTCAAATACTTTAGCCTCTTTAAGTCCTGGAAATAGGTCATTAATATTAAAATTATCAACACCTACTGATTGGAATAATACTAAACCTAGAAATGATCTTAGCGCTATTAAAGTTTGGTGTTCAACAACTACTGGATTTACACCTAGTGATACTACTTTAGTATTTAGTGGACCTGCAAGTGCTTCAATCACTATTCCTAGTTTACTTGATAATACTACATATTATCTTAGGTATGCTTTTATATCCAGTATTGATTCCTCAGTTTATACTTATTCTAAACAATATGATCAAACTACACTTACCACTAGTACTGGTCCAAGTGGTGCATCTACTTATAGAATATATATAGCTGCTGCAAATAGTAGTGCTGTACCAAGTACACCTGCTACAACTACTAATGGTGCTATTCCTAGTGGTTGGTATTCTGTTCCAGTTACATTAACTGGAACACAGGCTCAATTTCAAAGTGATGGTGTAACTCCTCTTGGTAGTACAACTACTACTTGGAGTACTCCATACTTAAGTTATTTTAAAGTAGATACACTAGAGGCAATTACTGCTAATACTGGTAATTTAAATGTTACTGGTACTTTTAAAGCAGGTACTGCTGCTATAAGTGGTACTACTATGACTGGAGCAGGTGGAGTACTTTATAGTACTGGTAATTTTGCTTTTGGTAATAGCACTACAAACATTACTTATAATGGTACCATACTAAGTTTAAATGGTAATATTGTAGGTGCAGCTAATATTATAGATGGTGTAATTAGTATTGCTAAATTTGCTACTGGCCTAGAACCGGTCACTGTAGTAACTAGTATACCTACTACAAAATCTACTAGTAGTATTTTTATTAGTACAGATAGTAAATTATATCGTTGGAATGGCACTAGTTATGTGGCTAGTGTAGCTGCTGTAGATGTTAGTGGTCAATTAGCTAGTAATCAAATTGCAGATGGTGCAATTAGTAGTGCTAAATTTAGTACTGGCCTAGAACCGGTCACTGTAGTAACTAGTATACCTACTACAAAATCTACTAGTAATATTTTTAATAGTACAGATAGTAAATTATATCGTTGGAATGGTACTAGTTATGTGGCTAGTGTAGCTGCTGCAGATATTAGTGGCCAACTAACTAATAGTCAAATTGCAGA